TGCTGCTACAAGTACACCATCATATATTGATTCATTGTTGATAATCTTTAGAACTTTTTTTGCTGTTTTCTGCTTTCGAGTGAGTGAATCATCTTTCATTTTATCGAGTTTATCTTCTAATGCATTAATAGAAGGTGCGCCACCCTGACCTGCTTTCGCTGAAAATGGCTCATCAACTCCACTCTTTACCAAATAATAGTCAACAAGTCTCTGCGATTCAGAGGTAGGAAACTTTGCAGCAGTATACCCTTTTTTAGAATTTAACATATAAATGGCACCAGTCACTTCACCGAAGTCTGATGTCAAAACGCCGATATCTGCTCCAGTTAATCCAGAAAATTCTGCTTTGAATGTGGGTTTACCTGCTACAGAATTTTGTACCATTTGTTTGCAAGCGTTTTTTGCTGCTGGGGTAAGATCGATCTTATTCAGTTTGCCCAACACAGTTCGAACAATTACTTCTGAACTGACTGGTTTCATTGTATTCAGACCAAATTTCGCTGGCGTCAGCAGTTTCTTTTTAACAGTCATTATTCTTATAAACCTTTTTCAGAAACCTTTGCCAAACTTTTGGATCTTGCTTACGAAAGTGCAGACGATACATAAAGATGGCTTCACACTCTCTCCAGCCAATCTTATGAGCCTTTCGCAATTTATTTATATCTAGTTTCTCAGCCTGAGTTTCATAAGCATGGGCATCTAACTCATCAGGGTTGCCATAATACATTGCCTTCATCTTGTTCTGTTTAGGCTTTGGCTTGTACTCTTTCTGCAAAAGAAAGGGGCGATGTCTTTGTTGGTGTTTATGGCGATACTCATGATGTATTGCGCGAATAATCTTAAGAGCAAGATTCTTTGCGCCTTCTTCGCTTATAATTGCTTTCTTGGAATCTTTAGGAAAGTTCAACTGGATATAGATGTGTTCAGGAACAATATCTGATATTCTATTACAATAATGTCCACCTACAATTACATTGTGGTCGGGGTAGTATAAATCCTCAAATCTTCCAGAGGAAAAACAGACAATGTAAGGTTTGAATGCTTGGTTCAAACCGCGAATGATAGACGGTATGTGTTTTTCTCCGACCCATTTTTCGGCAAGAGCATATACCTTTTTCTCTATTCGTTTTAGTTTCATTACACTTTGAGGTTTTTAAACTTATCAGTGCTACGACCACGATCAAAGACTGGTTTTGATTCGGCTTCCTTCAATACAGCATCTTGGGCTTTTTGCTCAAGATCATACAACTTCATCTTTGCGCGATCAACACCAATCGTGAATCTCTTGTGAAGATTCGGATCATTATATCGATTCTTCAACTGCTTTACTAACAATTGATTCAATTGTTGTAGTTCTTCATTGCTCACCAACGCAAACATAAAGTCAGCAGTGGCTGGCAAACCAAACGATTCAGAAGTATCTTCTAGTCCAGGATCCGAGTTGCTAAAGCCAGATCGAGTCGTCTGAGTAGCCGAAACGATCGGTACATTATTCTCCACCGCAAGCCCACGAAGTTCTTCCGCAATCGCTTTGATATAGGTATAGGAGTTGACATTCGCACCTGCTTTGATTCGCGCTGACGCACAAATATTTAGATAGTCAATGAAGATGATATCTGGACGGAAGTTTTTCTTCAAAGCAAGATCGTTGATTAGTGCGCGAAAGTGAGCAGGATTCGCAGACGCAGTCGGATACTCTTTAATAATCAACTTGCCCTTGACCTTTTCCTTGAGTTTGCCCATGCGCTTCTCATACATGTCCTTCGGCATGTTCATGAGATCATCAAGAGAAACATTGAGAAGATTCGCGTCAATACGCTCAGCGATCTTCTCTTCAGCCATTTCTAGTGTGATATAAAGAACATTGTAGTTTTGAGTCAGGCAAGAAGCAGCCACATGACACATAAACAGAGACTTGCCGACGCCAGTACCTGCAAGAGCAATATTAAGGGTCTTCTGCGGAAGTCCTCCTTTAGTGATCTTGTTGAAGTATTCAAGATCAAACGGGATTCTTTTTTCGATGCGATGATAGAAATCGTAGCGATCAGCGTAATTATCCAGAAAGTCGTGACCAATATGAGGATCGAAACTAACGCCCAAAGCATCAGACAACAAAGTAGGAATGCTTCCTTTGCCCCTCGCTTGATCTTTTCCATCAAGGATCTGAATTGAATCCATGATTGCATTATAGATTGCCTTTTCTTGGCAAAACTTCTCTGTAGTGTCAAGAAGCCATTCGAGTTTTTGTTCTGACTTGTCAACTGATACTTCCTTCAGCAGTTCAAGAGACTTATTTAACTCAACTTCAGTGAGTTTGGTCGACTCTTTGAGGCTGATCTCCAGTGCTGCTATCGGAGGCAGACTGTTGTATTTCAGAATGAACTGTTTTATTTCTTCGAATACCTTTCTTTCGTGGCTTTCGGTTAGATACTCGCTCTTGAGGAACGGCAGAGATTTCCTCATGAACTTCTCGTTCCGAATCAAATTCGACAAGATCAGTGTTTCTGTTTTCATTCTTTTCCCTTACATCATTTTGAATAGCACCATAAAGTATACTACGCATTACATTTTGAGTAAAGCGTTCAAAACTTCTGGTTTTCACATTACAATTGTTCACATTGGATATGATATCGTAGTCAAACGTCAATTGACCATCATTACCAACTTTTACATTGGCAAACTCAACAATTACACCATCATATTTTTTAAAAAATTTAATTGCAAATGATCCTGGAGGACCATTTAAATCTAAAAAGAAGGTATAATGCTTGTCAAGTTTGATGAACTTTCGAGCATACCAAAACTCAACTGCGGCAATAAGGTCTTGAATCTTATTCATGACCATCGTCAAGAACCTCATTAATCAAATTACCAGCCACTGCTGAACTGAATTGGTAATTTGTGCGCACCCATTCTTTAAATGTCTCATCAGAAAGAATGCTGTCCCAAAACTCTGGCGACTCAGTATCAGCCATGCGCCACTTCTTGCTTTCAACTTCGCCAGTGGCAGTGTTCACTTTTGCATACCAGCCTACATTTGGCTTCGTAACATGACCAGACTCAAGTGCCATGTCAAGAAGACCACTGTACTTAGAAATACCACCATCGAAACGAACAGTGACAGGGATACGGGCTTTTTCACGAACATATCGAGACTTCTCAACATTGATGATAAAGTTATAACCAATCAAATCAGTGCCGTCTTTTTCTTGCTGACGACCAAGAATGTAGATGTTATCAGCAGAGTAGTAAGAACCTGTTCCGCCACCGACAATATCCTTGGGATACAGACCTATTTCCTTATAGGTGTGATTTACTACGACCATAGGAATGTCCTTTAGTGTAAGGTGTGGTGTCACCATACGGAACAGGGATTTAATTTGCTTTGCACGACTCATGTCAGCGACTGACTTGCCATCCATCGCATCCTCAACTTCTTTCTTCGAAGCCAAGTTACCGATAGAGTCGATAACAATCATCACGCGCTCGCCGCGCTCGATGTTACTCAACTGCTGCATGATATCAAACTTCAACTGCTCAACGTCTGTGATCGGAGTATGAACAACGCGATCGGTGTCAATACCAAACGAAGTGAAATAGTTTTGCGGAGTACCAAACTCAGAGTCATAGAAAAGAACAACTGAATCTGGATACTTGTCTTGATAGGCTTTTGCCATTAACAGACTGAATGCAGTCTTGAAGTGCTTACTCGGACCAGCCCACATTGTGAGACCAGGAGTAAAACCACCATCAAGATCTCCAGAGAACGCAACGTTCACAACTGGGATGCTGGTTTGAATCATGTCCTTTGCTGCGAAGAACTTGGACTTGGCAAGAATCGCAGTATCTTTGATCGTCGTATTTTTCTTTAACTTTTCAAGCAAACTCATGGTATTTCTCCATATTTGGGATACATCTATTATACATCATTTCAATTAAAAAAGCAATCCAGTGAATCAATCTTTTCACTCTGCCAATCGATTGCAGAAAGAATAATATCAAGTGGCTCAAGAAATGATTTCTCAAATTGCAGATCATAGTCAATATATTGCTCAGCGCCAAGTTTCTTTGGCAGCGCAGATATAAATGCAAGAGTGTTATTGTTAAAGATATTCGGTTGCTTCAAATAAACAAACTTAATCTTCTCACCCTCTTGAATTTCTTGATAACGCTTATTGAGTTTCAATTCTCGCAAGAAGTGATTATACACCAATGCACCCTTTACATGAATAGGTGTGCCCTTCTTGAAGATATTTGCGGCATCACCATACTCTGTCAAGCCATTCACAGAGCGTGGGAAAGAAATGTCTTCAACAGGCAACTCCTTAAACTCATTTCTAAATTGCTCGATGAATTTATGCAAATCATCTTGCGTTTGCGTCATAATAATATTGATTGCCTCTTTAATCTTCACACGGCAAGCAGATGGCGTTGAGGATTTGACAGCCTCAAGACCCATGATCTTGAGTTTTGGTTTGGCATATGCCACACCTTCACTATCATGCACATTTAGAATATATCGTTTCTTTGCAGTCCAGATTGCTTTGTCTGCAAGAGATTCGCGTTTCATCTCCATGCGCTGCTGATATGCATTCACATAGTCAGCCAATTCTTGATACGATGAGTCAATGAACGGTTGAATCTTATCGTCACAAACTTTGTTCATGAACTTAATGACTTTCTTGGTGTCAGAAGTATCAGGATAAAGTTTTTTGATCAGCGGACCCATGTTCAAATAGATTGAGTCAGTATCAGAGGCAATGACATAATCTTCATCTTTTGTTTTGAGAAGATTGTTCATATACTCGTTGATCTTCTTCTCAATCCAACGAATAGACAACTGACCTGCGGTCGTAATACCTTCAGCGATACGAATATCAAAGAAGCGGAAGTATTGATTGCCCAGTGCACCGTAAGCAGAGTTCAGCGTGACCTTTTTAGCCAACTGAAGATTATTGTATCGTGAGATTTGATTCTCCAAATACTTCACTTGATTCTTATCGTCAAGAACAGTTTCGATTTTCTTTTTGGCTTCCAGCGCCAACTTCTTATAGCGCGTACGATCTTTGTACATACTATCCATAATCTCAGGAAGCACACCCTGTTCATTAGTGCGGAACAATTGACCATTTGGCGTAAGTGTTACGCCAAGTTGTTTTAGAATTTCTGTATCAACTTCTTGATTGAGCAAAGACTCAACATTGATATTGCAGTTCTGTAGCAATCCACGCATGTTATCGTTATACTTCGAGGGCTCAATCAAAGTCTCCATCGAAATATTGTACTGCATGATCAAGTGCGGATACAGACTATTCAAGTCAAATGACGCAACCCATTCGTGCATGCCAAGGATTGGATCCTTAACATACGCACCCTCATACTGCGAACTCTTTGATCCGCGCTTCATTTGAGGGATTACAATTTTTTTCTTTAGAAGATAATTGTAAACAATCGCATCCCACATGCGCACCTGCGTGAAGACGTCATCATAGTTTACTTTGTTGTCATACGCAAGAGTCAAAGCCAACTCAATCAACTTCATCTTTTCTTCGAGTTTCTCAACAAGTTCTACGTCCTTGATGTTATACTCAATGAATTTCTGATAGTCATGCTTGTAGAGTTGATGAAGAGTTTCAAACTCAGAATAATCGATCTTTTTTTCGCCCAACTCAACGTGAGCAATATTGTCCAGTCGGTATGACTCTTGCTGCGAGTAAGTAAACTTGCGATACAATTCGATGTAGTCGAGAGTTGCTACACCATCAAGATCATAAACTTGATGTTCGCGATTCATGATCATTGCTTCACGCAATGACAATCGATTCCACGGAGAAAGTTTCTTGGCTTCAGCATCACCAAGAAGTTTGGTGATGCGATTTACAAGGTATGGGATATCGAAGAATTTGACGTTCCATCCTGAGACCACATCTGGGTGGAATCTTGTCCAGAAGTCAATGAATCTTCGTATAAGGTCGAGTTCATCTCGACACTTTGCATAGTGCACGTCGTCACGGTGCTTGCTATAATCGCCGACACCAAACACAAAATAATTACCTTTAAGTTTGATAGTGATGGCGGTGATTGATTCGTTGGCATCTCTTGGCTCAGGGAATCCGTTCTCGGATCCAACCTCAATGTCGAGATAAGCGATAGTAACTTTGTTAATATCCCAAAGAATATCATCAGGATAACGATCGGCAATAAAAGCATACTCATAACGATTATTACCAAAAACAGGGAAATTATCGACACTTTCGTACCTCTCTAGAAATTCACGACACTCAGGAATTGTTCCTGGCTCAATTGACTTGACAAACTCTCCACTGAGAGTCTTGTAATCTGTTTTCTCGTTTGCAATGAGATAAAAGGTCGGACGGAATTCAATCTTCCGTCTGACCCTCTTATCATTCTCGACACCACGATAGAGGATATATTTTCCAGATACCGAGATGTTTGTATAGAAATCAGCCAAGCATTACCCCACAATCAAATCTTTAGGAGGAACGACAATTCCTGCTCCGAAGATTTGATTATACCCGTTTTTCACTTCATCGGCAACTTCTGCGACAACAATAATATTATCGCGAGTAATTGTAAATGGACCATCAGCCGCTTGCATCCATGGCATGAAGCCAAGCATTGGTCCCTTTTCGCTGCGCTGCATTACACAAGCAACAGGATTCTTGAAAGTGATTAGATCACCTTCTTCATTTGTAATTTCTACTACTAATTCCTCGCCACTTACGAGTTTCATTGCTTTGATGTTCGACATTTTGTTTTACCTTTGTGTATGAATCAAATACAGTTTTATCTTTTAGACTTTGCGGAAGATTGTTTCTATAATAAACACCATCAAGCATTGTCCAAGTATCTTTACCAACTTTTAGATACCAACCACCGAACTCTTTAATTTGTATTTCCTTTGTAGAAAGGAAATCACGAAGTTCTGCAAGAGAGTTCATTATTCACCATCACTCGCGTCACGATTCTCTGTACTATGACGCTTCATCTTAAATGCAACATGATTAGCATGCGCTTGAATCATGAGATTTTTAAGATTACCGCGATTGTGTTCATCGCCATCCCATCCATAAGTTTGCCCCATGGCAAGAATGCGCTTCCATTGACGCGGAAGTTTTGCACTAAAAAAGTCACTACGATTAGCCATTTAAAAGTTCCTCACATTTCTTTGTAAATCTTTCATTCTGTCCTGGATGAAAACTCTGGTACATATGCCAAAACAGATCCAATGTTGTACCATCTTTATTTGTAAGACCGAATGTCGTACCAATGCCATACTTTGGCATACCATCTGCAAGATCCCAATACGGTGGAGAATCTTTCGATTCCCATGCCATACGAATCGGTGGTGCATCATAACGCAATGGCATTATGATCTCAATAGGTATATTACTCTCTCTGGCTTTAAAAGTCAACTCTTCTGCAACATCACCGCGATAGTTTGGCATAAACGAAGGATTGCCAAGTTTACGATACATTTCAATTGTGAATGTTACGTTATGCGGAGCAGCAAATACATGCTGATCATTTTGAATATGGTTACTACGCTGAGCATCACCAATTATCTTTCCCATGTAGGCTCGTTCGAAGAAATAATTGAGCGCATTGTTTTCAAGTGGCAAACAATCAATATCTAAGAACATGATTGCATCATGACCTTTCTGTTCTAACATATCAACAAGTTTATCCATGGTGTAACCTGGATTTGCTTCAGTGTAGATATGATAATGAGGGATCTTTGATACGTTATATTTTTCTACAACTTGTTTTTGTAGAGCAACAATTTTTTGATCGATATTGTTCATGAATATCGATGCGATGCACGGATTAAACATTTTACATTTCTCCAATAGTTCCAGAAATTGTTACCCATAAAGGTTTATCTTCAAGATCCTCTTCAGGGTAAACGAACCCAAATGGTTTTTCGCAAACAGCAACATAATATCCATTCCACCAGTCTGGATCATGGTGTCTATTGCCATCTATCATCTGTATATTTCCAAACATTTCCCATTCTTTATGGACCTTAATAAAAGCAGATTCGAACCCTGCTCTTGTACCTTCGCGCACCGCTTCTGTGTTCCAGTCATCAACAATGTAAATGAAAACATCCGATAGAGTATTCACATAGTATGTGATTGCTTTAGTGTGATCTTCTTTTGTATGACCAGCATCGAAGAGATAAGTGTTGATGTCGCGAATGTCAAACTTATCGGGTGGAAGCAGATCAAAACAATCACCTTGGATGCAGGTGAAGTCTGTTATGTTATTATTCTCGCAGTTTTCTAGGAAGTGAAGAAACAATGCATTTTTGACTTTGATTCCAGAATACTCTACATCAACCTTCATATCCATTTCCCAACTATCCTTTGCAGAGAAAGAATCTACTGCAAATGCAGACTTTGGTTTATTGCCATACATCGCATTGATAAAGGTTGAACCAGTAAATGTACCAACCTCGAGATAGTTGGTATCTTCTTTAATAAGTTCATTTAAAAGAATTCGAATTTTTTCGCCAGACAAACCTTTGACTTTTTTGAGTTGCTTCTCAGTCAATTTTGTTTGATTAGTATTGGCGCAATTAAGAGCCGCCTCGACTCTTTCAATATATTTTGTTACTTGATCCACACAGCCTTCCCATAATAATCAAAAACCTTATCACCAAATACTTCTTTTGCAGCAGTCTTGATAGGATTATGATGCCAGTCATCAATGAGTATATATCCACCTTCTCTCAATAATTCTGAATAACGAAAGAAGTCGATCTTTACATATTCATAATCATGCGCAGCATCGATATAGATTAAATCTGCCTGAACATTCCAGTGCTTAAGAGCAAGAGCACCATTACCAGAGTCAACGGGAAATGGTGTTATAACATCTTTGTAGCCTTTATGAACCACGTTTGAAAGAAATTGTTCATAAATTGTGGGGCGTCCATTTTTCTTAGATCCATTTCCTGGCTGAAATGTACACATCGTTGTATAATGTTCAAATGAACCCAAGAAAGTATCAACACAAACAATCTCAAGTTCATCTCGAGAAATTCCTAAACTCAAGGCTGCTTCAGTCATGGTAAATGCAGAGCCACCTTTCCAAGTACCAACTTCTATGATTGTCTTTGCGTTGGTTGCTTCTATTGCATTACTAAATGATTCGCCATCAGAATTCCATCCCTGTGCGTCTAAGGGAAGAACATCTAGACCTTCATATGGGTCTGCGGTATGAATATGATTACTGATATTTTTAGCCATTATTTTTCCAAGGAAGTTTTCCGTTATGAATTTTTAACATTGCTTCATTTCCACGGAGAAAGAACTCTCCTTGAACTGATAGCCCCGTATTGCCGACTCTATATTTAACAGAGTAATCGCGAGTACAATCATACTTTAGATTGTTTTGTTTTGCCATTAGAACGGAGGCAATAGCGCGATCAATTTCCATCTGACCTGGTTCTCGGAATTTGCGATACCAAACAGGTGACATACCAACTGCCACTTCTTTCTTCACAAAGTAACAGTTAACATCAACAAAGAAATCATTCGGGCTGAGGATTGAATGCCAAAGACCAAGACTCTCACAATCATCTAAACAAATGATGTTACTATCTTTATCTATAATCTTTCTTAGCGAAAACGCCCAACTTAGATTCTTTTCTTGAACTAATTTTACGAGATTCTCAACATGATCTGGTTCAATTGCATTATCATCATCTAACCAGATATGATAATCACCATCTGCGAAATAAGTAGCAGCACCATAGACACGATGACCGTTATAACGATTAGTGCCTGTAGGATATGGTAAGACGCAAACATGTTCATTCACTCCATTCGGAAACTCAGCAGCAGTTAAAATTTCTTCTGCTCTTTCCCATCTCTCACGACCATCAACAACTACGATATGTTCGATGTTCTTATATGTTTGCGCCCTTACCGATGTGATACACTCAGCAAGATATGGATTTCCAGTTGTTGGTGTTATAATAGAAACTTTCACTTGAACACCACTCTGCTACCAGGCAGTTGTTCATTAATTCTCTGCTCCACTTTCTTGAACAAATTGATATCATTAAACGCAAATATAAAGTTTCTTCGAAGCAATACTTGCTTATATCCACATTCTTTTATAATTTCAATCATTGCCTCTTTTCGTTCTTTATACCACTCATCACTCCAACACTCAATCATCAGTGGCGGAGTCTGATTGTTTTCAATGATGGTTTTAGCACCCCTCAGAACTTCAAGTTCCATACCAGAAACTGTGACCTTAATCAGCCCAACATTACCAAAACGATAGTCATCGAGCGTTCTCAATTCATATACATCAACTTCGTTTGGAATTGGAATGTTTCTGTTTGTATAACTATCAATCAAAAAAGAAAATGCGCCATGATTAACAGCAGCCAGATCGAATATAGCATGATCAACAACTTCATTTTTATCAGCAACACCGATTCTGTGACAGCGAACATTATCTAATCTATTCAATAAAACATTTGTATTCAATTGTTCATTAATTGCAGGAACAGGCTCAAATGCTTCGAAGATATGCTGCTGTAGATACTTAATTGCAAGAGGGATTGTAAATGAACCTAGACCAGAACCAACATCGATGACACGCTTGCCGCTGCTTTCGCTCAATATGATATCAGCAACTTCTAGGTTATAGATATTCCAATATTGGCTTCTTCGAATTTCATCAGAGATTATCTCTGGTTGCGCAAACAAAGCATATTGCGTTCCGTTTCTGGTTGTATAAATTTTTACTTCTGGTTGCATAAATTAATCCCATAGGTTTTCGTAATATTTGCCAAACAAGCGGAAGGCATTCTTCTTGCGAGCATGATATGCTTTCATCTTTTCCATATCATAAATGGGTTCGACAAGAGTCACTCTTTCGCTCCAGTCTTCACCTTCTTTCTGTACCCATTTGTATTTACCTTTCTTGATACAGAAGTTTGGGTCGCGATCTCGGGCAAGTTCACCGAATGCCCAGATCATTTCTTTCATGATCCAATCCCAACGTTTGAAATGAAACTCATCGGTATCCCATTCATTCTTCTTTGGTTTGGCATTGATAGAACGAAGATGCTCAGGAACATCGTCATCGTCAGTACAGGGTGCACCGTGATTAGTCTTGTGTAACTGCTTGAGCATCGGATGAACGATGAGTGCAAGTGTACGATCCATAGACCAAGTGTCCCATGGATCGATACGAACAGAAACTTTCTGTTCACCTTTCTTCGGATATTTACCGATTGAAATCTTCATTTTGTTTTCTCATGAAGCCAAGCAAAAGCCTCACAGAGGAACTTCACCAGAAATATGATTCCGATGAAGAGAACCCCTGTGAGCAATAAACCAAGAATCAAATCACGCATTTCGATTCTTACGACGTGCTTTGCGTTTCTTTGAGCCTAATTTGCAACGACCCTTGCCGTGTCCTTTCAAACCTACTTTTGCTGGCATGACTTATACCTCCCCATCTACTTTCTTGGCAAGATTGTGCCAAGCAGCCATCTCATATCCTTCCTCACTCAATCCTGGAGTGCTATCGCGAAGGCGAATAATCTCAGCAGTAATTTCCTCATCACTAAAATTATACTTACTTGACTTCTCAGAGTCAAATGAGACTACTTTACCTTCATCTTCCTCTGTACGATCATCCCAGCCATCAGTTGTCCACTCACTTTCCCAATCATCTTTAGGATTGACCACACTCAATTCTGCGCTATCATCAAAATAATAGCCAGCAGCGCGCAAGAAGTTTTGAAACTCATTTAAAATTTCTGGAATGGTCAGATTATCATCGTTCAATTCCATGACAATAGACTTCGTAGAATTTTTGTCATAGAAAGCACCATTAGAGAGCGCACCTTGAAATTCAAATTTCATCTTAGACATAAGTTATTCCTCTTCATCAGATGGGCGAGTTGGTTGTTTCGGCACAACAACTTTCCCGCAACGGTCACAAGTTTTATTCACCAAAATATCAAATGGATAAAAACTGCAGCGACTTGGTCGCCACAGCCCTACCCATTTATGTAGTCCAACAAGACAGAGAACTTTGCCGATCATCCTCGTCTCATTCTAGAAATATCCTTCATCTGTTCCTCATCAATCACAGGCACAGCATTTGACTTATGCATCGTCGCAATACCCTTCACAAGGGTGCCAGTATACTTCATGCTTTCTCGCTTTTCAGTATATGCAAGATTGGTATCGAGCGACTGAATAGAACGCGCAACATCAGCGCCAACACGAGCACCATATGACAAAGTCGGCAATTTCTCAACACCAAGAATTGCAGACGATCTGCTATATTTCTTGGCAATTACACCTTTGACCTTGCGCTTCTTTTTGGGTTTGAAACGCGCAGCACAATAAATCATCATAGAGGATAAGTTTCCACGTGTTCGTTATAGAAGCGACTAACTTCGTTTATCTTTGTGCGCATCTCATGAGGCACAGGCATATCATGAATTGAACTTAAAGCAATCATTTCATTCACAAACCTGCGCAACACACGCAACTCTTCCATTGTGCCTCTCGGCATCACTTCAAAATCACCCTCAGACATCACGGACCTCCAGCACGCAGCGACTTAACTGCATCTTCACAAATCTTAATTGCTTCTCGAATATGCTCTTGCGCTCGACGCAATTGATACCAAGCATAAACGAAACAGACTGAACTCAAAATCAATAGAACAAAAGTAATTAATGCAACAATTTCCATTAGACTTTCTCCGCAAACGTACCAACAACTGCTGATGCAATTTTAGCGCGAATCATGGTCGGAATATCCGTATATGGATCTTCAAGAAAATAAGAACATCCATCTTTCCAATTATTATACTTCACAAACCGAGCAAAATCAAGCATGTGGCTCTTATTGCGCGGATCAAACGGAACTCTTGGCTTTGGTGCCAGAACAGAACGACGATATTCATTTGTCATCATAATAGTAACGATCCTTCTTTCGAGTTGGGATACAGATGAGTATACCTAAAGCAATGCCACAAAACAACCCAGCCATGTAAGCAATATATGGATCACTCATTTGATTGCCCAATTCCAATCTTCTTCAGTCAAACGATCTTGGTCTGGCTCAGTTGCAAGAACATCAATCACATCCCAACCAAGTTCAATCAAACGATCTTGAACAAGATCTGGTCGGGCACCACGCAATTCTTCTTCAGTGAAGACCACAACAGCGCAACCCATTGCTTCAAGTTGTCGGCTCAACTCAACAATCTTTGACATATCTGTATCAGCCATTAGTAATGCTCCGAGTTATAATCAATTTCATTTGGATCAAACTGCAGTTCATCATAACTGACAATTTCTTCATCAGTGTCAGCATCATCATCGCGGCGATCATATGCTGCGAGAATCTCATGAACCTGCGTCAGAGAAATTCCCAGCGAAGTGGCAATCTCAGTCTCCTTCATGCCATCGCTGTGAAACATATCAATGACATCAATCTCAACATCTTTGAAAAATCCCATTAGAATGGTACTCCTTCAGGTAACGGAATTTTGTTCAACTCAGTTTGATACTTGCGGTCGCCAACAACCAAAAGAAGATTGCGAGCACGCTCAAGTTTCTCAGCAAGATCATAACAATCTTTCGCACTCAGATCATACTGCGTCATTGTATTCGCAAGAAGATGATCAGCAGCATCCACTAAATCAATCGCTTCACTCAACAATGTTTCAGTTTGCTTTTTCATATCAACCCCAATCTTTGAAAGAACCAGACGCTTCGTTGTCATCAAAACCAAGATTGTACTCAGCAATCTGCTGCTTGGTCATGAAACGCTCTTCAATCTCATCACTGGCATATGTTGCCTCTGTGAAGAAGTGCGGGCGACGAGGACGACGGTAGTAACTATCAGCAGAACCACGGTCATACGGACCACCATGACGACGATCAATATTCATTAGATGTTCTCCACTCGACGTTCATAGTCAGCCATCGTCAAAGCAACCCAGACGCTATCGCGAACGGCAGTGTCAGTTGCCTCACGAAACCCATCAATCTCTGAGATTTTCTCGAGCATCGAATAGACACGATCCCATTGCATGCCCGAGACTTTCGCAGCCTGCACGACACCGTTAACAAGAGCATTGCCCTCAGCGGTGAACATTTCGTAATCTGGAGTTTTCATTAGGCAACCACCTGCACGCGAGGGAACATCAGATCATCAGCAAAGTGATGACCAGGAAGCGGAGCGACAAAAGTGTCAGATTTGAATCTTTTATCAACCTGACCAAGCCACACACGCTTAATAGTTTTGGCACGGAACGTACCATCAGAAAGCACAGCGGTCACAAGACCAACCATGTAGCAATCATCATGACCAACGAAGTCAAGACTCTTGACCACGTCACCTACTTTAATTTCGATTTCATATTTCATAAGACTATTATAGCATTTTCCATTGAAAATAGCAATAGTAAAAAGTCGAATAAAATCAATAACTTACAAGCACGTCTCTAAAGGCTTCTTTCGCCTCTTCGAAGGACGTGTTTTCAAGGGGGATTTTGTTGCCTGTCGAGCGACATTCAATTTCGTAACAATAATTCCCTGTGTGCCAGAGCACGTGATATGCACCGAACTTGTCTTTCTGACCGTCTATAAAGTGATAATGTCTCATACAACAATTATCGTATAGAACACAGGAATTTACAACAGAAGAAATTCTTGTAAAATCAACAACTTACATGCTCTTGTCTCGCCGAGGAGAAAGGCGAGAGAGCGGTCCTAAAATGAGGGTTCCCCGAGTTCTGGGGGAAGGTCGAAATAGCGTACTCGGACTCCTGCTTCACGGAGCATCTGTTCGGCGTGTTCTATTGAGTAGTGCTTACCAGCACCAACGCCAGCAAATGGGCGATTCGGTCCGATGACTTCCTTGATTCCTGCTTGAATCAATGCGCGTGTGCAATCAGCGCATGGCTTTGGTTCCCAGTTTAGGTATGCGCGTGAGTTGTTGAGTGATACACCAACGCGAGCAGCATTGAAGATTGCGTTGCGTTCAGCGTGTTCAACCCAGTGATACTTTTCTGGACGCTTCCAACGATCTTTCCAATCTTCTTCAATGCCGCGAGGGAATCCATTAAAACCCGTCGACAAAATGACATTGTCATCATTGACGATCACGCAGCCGACTTTTGTCGACGGGTCCTTGCTTTTCTGAGCGATCAGAGAAGCCTGTAAGATAAACAATTCATCCCACGAGAGTTCATCACGAATCATAATATAGTTCTCAATGTTTACTTAATGGTAATCTTACGAGGTTTCTGTTCTTCAGGAATGACATTTTCCAATTCAATGGAAAGAATGCCATCAGCAAGGTTAGCATCGCGAACCACTACTGTATCAGACAATACAAATTGACGAGCAAACTTACGACCAGCGATACCCTTTACAAGATATTCGCGAGTGTCTTCGTCTGTCTTTTTGCCTGTAACTTTGAGTGAGTTTTTTTCAGCAGTGATTTCAATCTCATCTTGTTTGTAGCCAGCAACTGCCAATTCCACGACAAAATTGTATTCGTCTTTCTTGACGACATTCACAGGTGGGAAGGCATTAGATGTTGCTGTCACGAGATGAGCCGCATTGTCGAGAGCGGCGAACGCATTTTCAAACCCAAGAGCGGTTGGAAGAAGGCGATCGAATGATGATGCAAGTGCAGTGATATTAGTCATTGTATTACTCCTTTTTAAGCAAGTTTATAGTTATGGACCCCTTATGGGCATCCAATTCTATTTAGCCAAAATTTGTTGGTCCGTCTACTGTCCATTCCTCCATGGGAGGAGTTTCAGCAGAAACTCCAGTTGAGCCAAATCCGCCAGCACGCTCAGAGTGTTTTGTTGGACATGTGTTACACACTGCAATATGAAATGGTTCGTTACAAACAACTTCACCTTGAGCGATACGATCGCCTCTTCGAATTGTTGCATGCATCTTTGATGCATTTGTTAAGAGCACAAATACTTCCTCTTGATAATCAACATCAACAATACCTTCACAGTTCGCTAGGATCAATCCTTTCTTAAGCGAAAGACCAGAGCGAGGATGCAAACGAATGCTATGATTTTGTAGCGGTAGTTCTGCACGTGAGATGTCAGCGTATGTTTCGATTGTCTTGCGATGATCAATCTTAAAGATCAAGCCTGTCGGAATTAACAAGCGATCTCCAGGATAAATGGAGATTTCTCCAAATGAGTTTACTTCGCGTTCTATGGGTGAGTTGAATGAATCATATCCAGTAACAACATTACTTGTTGGTTGGAATGATAAGTCAAAACAGTTTGCTAAAGTGGTTCCGTATGTTGGTAATAATAAATCATCACGAAGTCTATACACACTCAAATAGATCATACAGTATCCTTCTTTTTCTTACCGATTGTATACTTAGAAACCAATTGCCACTGATTCTTATCTTTGAACGGAAGAATCTTAATTTGTGATAGTGGCGCAACATTGTCTTTTGTTTTTTCTGGACTCACGAGTTTGACGAGCCCCCATTCAGCCATTAGATTCGCGATTGTATTGCGTCTCTGAATGTCATTGTCTGACATATTGCTTGGCTTTCCGTCCAACTCAAATAGTTCCTTAAAGTGGACAATGTAATACTTTCCCTGTTTGTGGAGAATATGGCAAGACTGATAAAGAATGTTATCATTCTTTGCAGCGACTCCGATGCGTGTAAGAGTTTCGCGAACCTTGAGGAAGTCGTCTTGCTTTTCTAATGTGACTTCTACTAATTTTTCGACCATGATCAATCACCCTTATATAACTGTTTTTTCATTTCGGTGATTTGGTCGTCGGAGAGGATCTTTAATGCTTCCTCGGCTTTCGCGTCGGAGTATCCATAGTATTCCTTAACAACACTCAAATCACTACTTGAAGCCTTTTTATGCCACTTTGAATATGGACGCTTTTGGGCTCTTATAATATTTAGGAGAAAGTCATATTTGAGTTTGTTATCAAGAGTCGTAAATCGATTCATTTCGTTCGCCCAGAGAACTGTGTCTCTATGATACGAAAGTGCACGATTAACCATAAATGATGAGTATGACTTTTCATCCTGTTCTGTTAGGAGAGCATACTCTTTCGTCTGTAGAATAGACGGAATAATTTCTTTGAAGAGATCAGCCATTGAACTTACACTCCACCATCATCTCAGTGAGACATGCGGTGAGGTTCAGTTCCTGATCAGCAACAAATGCAGATTGATACTGATATTTTGCGAGAATCAAAACTGCATTTGGAATCGTAGACTTATCCATCACATCATATAAACTATCATAGATCTTACGATAGATTTTTGCAGGATCATCACCACCAAAGTCGGCAACCCATTTACGCATTGCTCCGAAGTTTTGATCTTTGAGCGATGTAATCAAATCATTTAATGACACATCAGCAATGCTAGTGAGAATGCCAGAGTCAATTTTGCCGCTAACAGAGTATCGCTGAAGTTCATTCAACACTCGACGATAGTCAGGGAAGTGTTTCTTTACAACTTCTGCAAGAACTGATTTATCGTATGGGATTTTCTCAACAGCCAAAATCTCTGCTGCGCGTTTCATGAATGCCATTGCCATCTTAGGTTTATCTTCTTTACGAAGTTTAAACTCAATTACAGCGCAACGAGAATGCAGTGGTTCAATAATGCGATTCTTATAATTACAAGTCATGATGAAAGTGCAGTTATGAGCAAACTCTTCCATCGCAGCACGCATGGCTGGCTGAGTTGAGTTTGGATTCAGATAATCTGCTTCATCGATAATGATGACTTTCTTGCCACCGCCAAGAGACATTGAACTTGCGTAGTTCTTGATCTTAACTCGGAAGGTATCAATGCCTGACTCATCCGAACCATTGATCATCAAATAGTCACAACCAATTTCATCACACAACGCACGTGCAACCGTAGTCTTACCAGTGCCTGGTCCACCGCAGAGAAGAAGATGAGGAATCTCCTTGCGATCTACATACGACTGAAAAGTGGACTTGTATTCCTCAGGAAGGATACAATCGGCAATAGTATGAGGACGGTATTTTTCAACCCACAATGCTTCAACCATAATATAAAACTCCTTGTCACTCAGTTACTATTCTACGCCATTTACCGTTTGTATACAAGTACATCTCGCCATCTGGTCCGACGGTCATACTTGCCTTTACATGTCGTTCAGTTCCAGGAACAAACTGCGATCCAAAACGGAATGTATTAGGTTCTGTCGGAAGCAGTTCACCATACTCAGCACCAATGGCTAATTTGCCATTGTAACCAGTAGATTCAATTTCCTTGATACACCTTGCTTTTTCAGAATCTGGTAAAACGGCTGCGGCGGCAACTACGCCACCACCAGCAATACCACCAGCAAGTCCAAGATACTTGAAAAAATTACGTCTTGTTGCCACGTTTATGCTCCCATAACGAATATAATGCGATCCCAATCATCAACATGACTGGAGGTGCAGAATACGGAATCCAATGGAAGTATGTGTTCGCAAGAGCGAAAATTGCGGTCAACAGAATTACGATTAGAATAGGCAATTCAGATTTATGCATAATATATTCCTAAAAGAGAAGATGGGGTGGAGGAGGTGAACCCTCACGATGAGCAGTCTGGCGGATAGTACCGTCGGCAAGAAAGCCGCACCCCAATAGACTTATTTAGCCACGTTTTCGTAAATGGTCTGGAAGTCAGTCTGCTCTGCAACTTCCTCCTCATAATTACGCTTGTGATAAGTCTTTGCCAGTTTACGACCCAACTTCTTTGGAATCTCGCACTCATCCTGCATCTTCGCAAGGATCTCACGAATCAAATCTCGTTCGGCTTCAATACGAGTCAACGAGTTTGAGATTTCCTGGAGGCATCCCAGAACCTTTGCTTTATCAATAGCCATAATTATTCCTCACCAAAAGTCGAGTTTGCGGCTTCAATTGCGATATAGTAAACGATATCGACAGTCTTATGCTTGAATCGCGCCATACCCTTTTTGGCAATAGAAACATCATATGAACCATCAAGAAGTTTGAAGTTTTCGACCTTCATTACTACGCGGAACTTCTTACCATCGCTGGTTCCAATCTCAATCTTAGATTGGTCAGCAGAATCATCTTTGATATCAGTTGCAATAAAGTTGATAACTGAGCCATCACTCTCAAATACGAAGTTTGGCGAACCAGAGATACCAGCACTCTTGCGCATCCAATCAAGATCTTCTTGAGATAGACTGAATGAGCAATCTGGATCACCAAATGTGATTGACTTCTCTGGTGGAGTTACAATAACCTTCGGTGAACAATACTTGATATAATCAGACTTCTTTTTGTTCTCAGTATTGATAGTCAACTTGTCGTCATCAAAACCCAACTCTGCATCTTTATACAGAGAAACCTTTGCAAGAAGTTTGTTTAGATCATACAATGCAAACTCTTTTGGGAAAGTTTCATTGACAGTTGCTTCAACAAAGATAGTCTTGAGACCAGAAATGGTCTTCAAAGTATTACCTTCTTTGAATTGTAGACTCTGATTGATACCAGAGAAGTTCTTTAGAATTTGTACGGTGTTTTCAGAAAGTTTCATAATTTAACATCCTCAATTTGCTCAACACGATTATTATATAACGAATCAACTAAATTGTCAACCCTTGTCTTCAACTCATCTAATGAACAATTATTGTCCATTACAATATCATATTCTGAACCAATCCAAGCCCATTCTGAATAATGAACTTCTGGATATGCGTTGCGCATTACTTCTTGTTGAAGGCGTCCCAGATTGCAGTCTCGAGCAAGATCATACCACTCAGGATCAGGACCACGACGAACGCGAACAACACGTCCCCCAGAATCTCGAATAGCCTTGATTTCATTTGGGAATCTCACATCAGCAATTACATAATTGTTCCAGGGTGCTTGTTCGCAACGACGCATTACAGTATGAACCCAGAGGTCAGGATGGAAAACATCCCGTCCTGCCTCTGTGCCCATCAGTTGTAGTGCCAATCTTGGTGAGAATTCACGACCAAGTTTGTTTG